TATTTCAACCTCTTCATTAATCATATCGAAAGTATTCATAACAACATATAGCGAGTTCTTGGCGGCATCCAGATATAATCCGGGTCCATTGTTTGGCGTCAACATGCCAGCCTGGTATTCTTTCGACAATGTAGAATCTCCCGCCTGAGGCTTCCATCCTCCAGCGGTTGGGTCATTCATACTTACCGTATCGCTACCTTTGCTAAATATATGTTGCCTTTTTACTTGTGCTTGTCCAGGGGCGTTGCCTATTTTATCGATCCATAACCATATAGACCAACTAAACTCGATTCCATATCTTCCATTTTTTGAACGCAATACCGTCTGGCATTGACTTTTAGGACACCCCCCACTCGATACAGCGCAACTACCTTGAGTCCACGTATTTCCTATAGTTGCATCAGTTTGGTATCGCGCATAATTACACCCACTTGCTTTGTTACATCCACCATTGATGTAAAATGATGGGCTTCCATTGGGCTTTGCTAATGCAACCATCGCGGCTGTCCCCACTCTAATTACAATTAAGAAAAAAACTACCATTAATAATAAAAAAGCCACATACGCTACTAAGGTGTTCGATGCAAAAAAACGCTTTGCTGAGCCAACACCACGTTGACCACCAAATTTGCTAAAGATTCTACCGGATCCTCCTCGCATCTTTCCAGTTATTGTTGAAAAAGTATTTTTGATCCTATTCATCTTATATATATACTATACGGAAGAAATTAGATTTCAAAACTTCCCATTTCACGATTATCTTTCAAGAATGCTAATTTAACTCTGTATTTATTGAATATATTCATACTCACACCCACATGTCCTTCTCTGTATATTTCATATGCTTCCCGGGGATTCAGAGGATATGGGAATGCCCTAAAACTTGAAATATATCCGTCGAATCCTTTCCCGCCCGTCGATGCCCCGGGGGTGTCTGTGCTTGGCGGACACACCCACAACCCATTACCCGGCGCCTGTTGTACATTAGCCGGACCGCCTAAAACGCAGGTCCTCGTTAATTTTCCATCAATGTATACATCTAAAGCCTGCTGGTTCAATACAAGAATAACATTGACCCATGTTTGAATAGGAACCTGTGTAACTTGGCAATAGGTAGGTCCAGAATCAGTATCCACGATCGCCGTAAGCGTATTATCGGTAGCACCAAGAACCAGTTCGGGTCCCACATTCCCAGCCCCGTCTTTGCGTGAATAAATAATCTTTTGTTCACCAATTCTGTAACTCCAATCAGTGATGTAAATCCAAATTGAGAAACTGTATTGTGAAGTCAATATATTAGACACATTCTTTCCATAATCTTTTTGTGAAGTCTGCTCTGCAACCACTGGACCTGAAATAATAGTAGTGGAGCTATTTCCTTTAAAGTACCATGTATATAAAGTATACAAAATTACTAAAATTACTATGGCTATAATAAGTTTGCCGACTGTGTTCATTATATATCATAGGCGGAGAATATTTCTAAAGAATCGCGAATTAAATATATTAATATGAAATTATAGCTGTACTTTTACTTTTTGATGATTTCCGCCAAATAATGACTGGTATGATTACAAAACCTATAGCTGCTAAAATAATTGTTGCACTCCGGTGTTCATGATAAAAAGCAGATAAATCTTTTAAGGGTTTATTTATATATTGATCAATCGGTGATCCAAGAACAGGAAAACGCTGTGTGTTAAATAATTTATAATAAAATTCTATGCGATCCTTTGACAGATTTCCTGAAAAGTACACAACATTGCAAATTCCGCCACTAATACCGTCTTTTGCGCCGGCGCGGACACTTGCAAATTTCATATCTGGAATAATAGAAGGAATAGAAGCGACTAATTCAGCATTTATAAAAATGTCTAAAGTTCCGTGATCGTAGTTAATAACAATATTATTCCACCGTTGCAGCGGAAAATCATGCGTTTCAAAAATAATTTTTTCCTCCTCGTTTGTTTTCACCTTAAAACGCAATGTCTGTTCTTTAATATTATATAAAATATTTGGTTTATCACCATAATTCAATAAAGAAGTAAATACATCGGCGCTATAACGGAAGTTAGGAGGTTGATTATGCACAAATACCCATGCTGAAAGAGTATATTGATAATTATAATCATCGCCGACCTTAAGATCCTCGAATGATCCTAATTTTGTCACGCTATCTGTATAAATAGGCTCTCTTAAGAGTTGTTTTGAAGAATAATCCTTATTTATTTTTTCTTCCGCTTTATAACTTTTCATCTTATCCTCTAAGTCTCCAATTTTTTGAATCATTGACATAACACTATCTTGATTTTGTCTCACGAGCGCAGCGGCAGCAGGTTCCGTAGCCACAGTATAACCAACATCATATAATGCAGTTCGTAAATCCAAGTCACTCATACTCTCCGCTTTGGTCCAGTCTATCTCTATCCCATTCTCCAAAAATTGTAAATGTTCTTTTTCTGATAAAATAGTCGTCCTCAACCCCCTTATATTTTTTTTCAAAAGCCAATTATAATCTTTATTACCAGGATCTTTTAAATATATAGCATTCCCAAGAAGCGGTAGTAAAAAGTAAGCTATTAAATAACTTATTTCAAATGCCAATAATATATATATTGATGCGGGTGTCTTATCAATGCTGTTTTTAAGATATGCTACTAAATCTGACAGCATTTGTTTGGATATAAAATAATTAAATATCTGCGATGGAGAAGGTATATTAATACCTGTAAATTCCGAAAGAAATGTCGCTAATACTACAAGAACGCTAACACACATAATAATCACAGCTCCAGTCATAATTACCCAACTTGCCCGTGTATGATGGGCACCTAAATATGCTATTGTCACGGCTAAAAGAATAATTACGGCAATGCTTGCAAGAAGACCCAAATAGATGGGTAAATTTTTCTTAAGATGGTATTTATTAGCTACGAATCCCGAAGGTTGTTTTGTTTTCCCCCCACCAGCTTTGGAAAAAGGGACAACGAATTGAATAAAGAGAGTAAGAAGAAAAACCCCAAGAAAACTATATAATACTGAATCTACAGCTGTTGGATACCGTTTAAGAATAGGAAATGGATGAGTGATAAAAATAGCAAAGAATATCAAATAACAAACAAAAAATTGTAAAAGCATGGATTGAAAAGGATATGGATTCAGGAAACGAAAAATAGGTAGCAGTAGTTTTTCAATAGAGTCGTAGATATGTTTTATCCCATTAATAATAAGTTCAATGAAATTTGTAGAGCCATTAAATTTTATGTATAAAATAGATGGAAAAAGTAAAAAAAACACAGTAAAATATATTGCTGACATAGTTGTACTAAAAGGATCAATCATATATTAATCTCTCTATAGATTATTATTTCATATTCTCAATCATTGTCTTTTTTCCATGACAATTACAGCAAAGCGCTTCTAAATTATCAATATGATTTGTCCCGCCATCAGCTAATCGTATTATGTGATCAACCTGAAAACTAGCAGCCAGCTGACTCCCGCAATGAGCACATTTCCAATTCTGCTGGGAAGCTATATATTTTTTTTTCGTTTCACTTACTGAACGCGAGTTGGCAGTAAGCCCGGATCTTAACATACGCTTGGTTTGAGGAGGAACCACGCCTTCCGACATTTTTTGCTGCGCCGACGTGAAATCAAACAAAGGCGCCATCATATCCGCTGTATTACGGTCTATAGGCATATACCGAATAATATCATTGGCATGCCCCAATAAAGTTTTTGATTGAGTTGGGTTTTTCTTAATAAATAAATAAATAGATATTCCAATAAAACCAAACATCACCATCTTGAAATATTTTTGCCCCAATAGTAACATTTTAGTGTATTTACCGTCATAATAAGTATTTACTATTAAAAATCCTGTGATACTAAAAATTAATAATCCCAATTTCATATATCTATATACCATATTTATTTTTTCCAATAATAGATAACTAATAAAAGTATTACTGCTATAACACTTATTTCTATATATCTTTTATTCCAGACATTCTTTTCTTTATCTATAATCTCTTTAGGTACATACAGTTTATGATATGATTCTAAAAAAACGGAAAATAAAATTTCTGGCTTACCTAAATATAGATTTATTTTGTTATGGATAAAATGCATCCATTTCATAAATGTCAGTCTGGAACTTAAATATGGTTCAACGGGATATTCATCAAGTAATTTGGCAAAGTGGTTCCCTATCTCAGAATGAGGGAGGAATAAGGGCAAATTAGTAATAAGTTCATAGTATTTCTTTTTTGTCACAGTATTAGGATGCAAAGGATATGTCATTGATATTGTATGCAAAGTAAACCAAAAAGGCGGTCCCCAAACTTCTGAATTCATTATATAGCAAAGAATATAAAAACTATTTAATTTCTACATAAAATATGGCGAAATATAGTTTTTGCAATAATTGTGGAAAACAAGGGCATTTATATCATCAATGTAAGCGTCCTATTACAAGTGTTGGACTTATAACATTTCGAATTCATAATAATAAGATACAATTCTTAATGATTTGTAGAAAAAATAGTTTGGGATTTGTTGATTTTATGAGAGGAAAATACAAAATATTTTCGTTACTTCATCTAAATAATCTTATCAATGAAATGACGAATTTTGAAAAGAAAAGTTTATTAGAAAATAATTTTAAAACATTATGGCAAGGATTATGGGGCGAATTTGTTGGAATGCAGTACCGTGGGGAAGAAAGCATATCCAGGGACAAATTCTCTGTCATTGTCGACGGCGCAGAACTTAAAAATGGAAAAAGGTATAATCTTAAAACCTTGATACAAAAAAGTTCTACAAACTGGGAATGTCCCGAATGGGAATTTCCAAAAGGGCGAAGAAATTATCAGGAAAATGATCTAAATTGTGCTTTGAGAGAATTTGAGGAAGAAACGGGATATAGCAAGCAAGATATTAAAATAGTTCAAAATGTAATACCTTTTGAAGAAGTATATACTGGATCTAATTTCAAATCATATAAGCATAAATATTTTATAGGAATGATTGGGGAAAATACAAAACCAATACAAGAATTTCAAAAGAGCGAGGTTAGTAAAATACTATGGCTAACTTTAGAAGAATGTTGTGATGCTATAAGACCTTATCATTTAGAAAAGAAAGATATGATTCGAAAAATACATAAAACGTTAGAAAAATATAGATTAATCTTATAGTATATTAATATGGACAATGAAGAAAATATAAAAAAGAAATATGATTTTTTATATCCTCTTGTGGGTGAGAAAGATTTTAATATTAAAATAAGTGAACAACGCCAATTTTGGGATACACGTTATCCAGAAGAACCAACACACGATGTTGCCGACGGCTCCGGTTGGGTTAAAAAACGCGGAAATTTTCTATGTAATCAAACAGATTTTGAATTATTACCCCACCAGTTATTTGTTCGTAATTTTCTCTCTTCTCAAACACCCTATAATAGCCTACTCCTATATCACGGATTAGGCACCGGTAAAACATGCTCCGCCATATCAGTTTGTGAAATGCAGAGAGAATATCAAAGCCAAACGAATAATAAAAAGAAAATATGGATTATTGCTTCACCAAATGTAAAAGAAAATTTTAAAACTCAGCTATTTGATCATCGAAAACTTAAACAAATTCATGGATTATGGAATTTACAAGCGTGCACAGGAAATACATATTTGAAAGAAATAAATCCAATGAATATGAAAAATCTATCACGAGAACACGTAATACGCGAAGTCAATAAAATTATTAAATCTTCATACCGATTTATAGGTTACACAGAATTCACAAATATAATTGAAAGACTTTCAGCACTTGTTAAAGATGAAAATAAACAAAAAAAATTACTACACAAAAAATTTTCAGACTCATTAATTGTCATTGATGAGGTTCATAATATACGCCATTCTTCCGACAATCCCCAAAAAAAAGTAGCTATTAATTTATTAAAGATTGTCAAAAATACTATTAATCTTAAACTACTTTTATTATCAGCCACACCAATGTATAATAACCGAGAAGAAATCGTATGGTTATTAAATATTATGAACCTAAACGATAACAGACCACCTGTTCATATTACTGATATATTCAGTAAAGAAGGAGAGATACATAAAGATACCCTTATTGCAAAATCTATTGGCTATATCTCGTATCTAAGAGGAGAGAATCCATATACATTCCCTTATAGAATATGGCCCAAAGATTTCAATAAAACACACTCCCTTCTCACCATGGAGGACAAACCCAAATTTAAAACCAGTACAAGAAAACGCTGGTACCCTACCAAACAAATAAATAATATTGATATTCTAAATAAAATACAACATCTCGATCTCTTTATGGTAAAACTTGACCCATACCAAGCAACAGGATATAAAGCGGTAATAGATGATATTAAGGACAAGCTACCCGAAAAGAAGAATATAAAGGCCGGTCTCGGCTACGCCCCCCTAAGTA